GGCTAGCAGCATTGCCGCTGGCACGGTCCCCGATGAGCTGGTGCTGGCTGTGCCGGGGAGCTATGCGCCCCTGTCGCGCTTGGCGTCTGAAGTCACTGCCGTGAAGCCTGTGACCGGCGCCACGTCCTACGAGGCAGGCAAGGACTATCGCTTCGAGCGCGGCATGCTGTTCATTCCGGCAGGATCGGCCATCGTGGCACCGTCCGTGGCCGGCACGCCAAATATCAAGGTCACCTTCAAGAACGCAGAGCTGGGCCACGTGGAAGCGGCGGTCACCTCGCAGAAGTTCTACGAGATGCAGTTCTATGGCGCCAATGAAGCCCGTGGCGGCAAGATGGTGCGCCTGGTCGCGCACAAGGTCACCGGCGGCGTGATCGAGAGCATGGGGCTGATCGGTAACGAGTTCGGCGCCGGCAGCGTGCCCGGTGCACTGCTCAAGGATGCGTCGAAGGCAACCGGCTCGGACAAGTCGGCGTACTTCTACTGGCAGCAGGAGAAGTAAGCCGTGTCGGAACTGGACGTGATCATCCCGCCGGCTCGCACCGTGCGCTTTCGCGGCGAGCAAGTGCAGATAACCCCCCTTCGCCTGCAGCAGATCGGGCCCTTCATCACGGCCAGCCGCACCATCATCGCCCGGGTGGCGATGATGGTCGGCGCGGTCGATACGGCACCGGCCGCCGCCACGGGGGCCATTTTGCTGGACCTGCTCGAGCAGGACAGCGCAGAGCTTGCTGGTGCACTGGCCGTTGCTGTTGCCCGTGACGCGGAATGGATCGCCGGGGGCACCCTGGACGAAGTCGCCGACTTGCTCGAGGCAGTCGTCGGGCTCAATCGCGATTTTTTCGCCCATCGCCTGCGTCGTCTTCTGATGCAGGCCAAACCGCTGGCGGAAGAGAGTACGGACTCGGCGACGTCGTCCAGTTCCTGATCGCCCGCGGCCACCGTTTGCCGGAAGTAGTCACATACACTCTGGCGCAACTGCGCGGCTTCATGGAGGCAGCCGCTCAGGATGACCTTGATCGAGTCGCCCAATTCGCCGTGGCCACACGCATGGCGATGGGTGCGGAGCCGGCGGACTGGCAGAAGTACCTGACCGCATTGAGCGGCCAGGCCCCGGCGCAGCAGAAACAAGGAACCACCACTCATGGCTGACCCTTCAGCGAATCTGCGCGTCCGCATCAGTGCGGACCTGGCTGACATCAGGCAGGGGCTGGGCGTGCTTACCCGGCAGCTGCGCGAGGTGCGTACCGAAGCGGCCCGGCCGCTGCCGGTAAAGAACAACATCACCGATCTGGGCATCTCCGCCGGCCAAACCGCGCAGGCGATGAGGCAGCTGCCGGCGCAGTTCACAGACATCTTCACCAGTTTGCAGGGCGGAATGCCGTTTTTCACGGTGCTGGTGCAGCAGGGTGGCCAGATCAAGGACAGCTTCGGCGGTGTCGGGCCGGCCCTCAAGGGCGTGTCGTCGGCGCTGATGGGGATGGTCACTCCCTATACCGTGGCCGCCGCTGCGGTTGGCCTGGTGGTGGTGGCTTGGTACAGCGCAGAGAAGCAGACTGAGGCTTACACCAAAGCGCTGGTGCTGTCGCGCAACGAGGCCGCTGCAACGACGCTGACGCTGGTGAACATGGCGCAGAAGACCAGCGATGCGCTGAAGGTGTCCGCGGGGGCCGGCGCGGAGGCGGCGCAGGCCGTCGGATCGAACGGGAAGATCGCCGCGCAGAACCTTCAGGCCGTTGCGAACGCCGCGGTGGCCATGAAGGAGATCAGCGGGCAGGCGCTGGAAGACACCATCGCGCTGTACGCGAAGCTGGCTGAAGATCCGGTCAAGAATGCCCAGAAGCTCAACGAGCAGGTCAACTTCATGACCGTGGCGCTCTATGAGCAGGTCAAGGCGCTGCAGGAACAGGGGCGTAACCAGGACGCGGTGACCGTAATCACCCGCGCAGCAGCAGACGAAACCGTCATGGCGCTGGCAAAGGTTCGCGCCAGCCAGAACCCTGTGATCCGTGGCTTCAAGGACTTGTGGACGGAAGCCACAAAGGCCTGGCACGCGATGCAGGTGAATGCGGGCTTCGGTCCGCAGGCCGACCAGATGCAGAAGATGCTTGCCGACAACCGTCGTGACGTCGCCCGGCTGAATGCACTGGCGGCATCGGATGACCCCAGGGCACAAAATCCCATGGTCATCTCGGCTCTCGAGAAGGACGTGAAGGATCGGTCTGCCAAAATCAAAGCACTGGCGACCGACTTGATCAAGGAGCGGAAAGACGCTGAGGTTAAGGCTGCGCAAGCAGCATCGACCGACTTCGTCGCCGAAATGGACACCATCATCGGCGCTCAGGCCAGCAAAGAGGAGAAGAAGCGCGAAGAGGTCCAGCGCATCAATGGCGAGGCTGAGGTTGCCCGTCGCACGGCACAGGCATCCGGCCTACTGGATGAGGTCAGGGCAATCGAAGAACGCCGATCGGCAGCGGTTGCCGCGATCGAGAAGAAGTACAAAGAGAAGCCGAAGGCCGGAAACGGTTCGGCGACGCGCGCTGCAGGCTTACAAGGTTACAAAGATGACCTAATCGCTGAGCAGGCCCAGATTACTGCCGGCACACAACTGCTGCGTGCGCAATTCTCGGCACGCGAAATTACTGCTTCCGAGTACTACAGTCGGATGCGCGAACTCGCACAGGAGAGCACTGAAGCGCAGGCAAGGTCATTGCAGCAGCAGATCGACTATCTGCAGAAGCAGACGGTGGGGGGCAAGGAAGCAATCGGTGTGAACCGCCAGATCGGCGAACTGGAGGCACGGCTTGCAAAGGTGCGCATCGAGGGCGCCGCGGCTCTGGATGTTCTCAAGACCGAGGAGGAAAAGCCCGCGAAGGCTCGTGAGAATGCGGTCAAGGCCTACGCTGGAGCACTCGATGCCAGCAACGCAGCTCTTGCACGACAGCTGGCAACCCAAGCACAACGCGTCGGGATGGGGGATCGCGAGTATGAGATTCAGCAGCGCATCAATGACGCCATCGCAGATGAAGCGGACAAGCTCAGGGAACTGAGCCTTCAACGGAACGCTGATCAGATCGACCAAGTGACCTTTGAGGAGGAGAAGGCGCTTCTTCACGCGAAGACGCTCGACCGGCTGCAGCTGATCAAGGACGGGTATGAGGAATTGCGCCAAGCGGAAGGAAACTGGCTGTCGGGGGCAGCCGCAGCGTGGGCCAACTATCAGCAGGAAGCGAGCAATTACGCCCAGCAGATGGGCAGCGTGGTGGCCGGTGTAATCGGTGGATTCGAAGACGCCTGGGTAAAGTTTACGACCACTGGCAAGCTCAGCTTCTCCGACCTCACCAGGTCGGTTCTGGCCGACCTGGCTCGTATTGCCGCCCGTCAGGCCACGATGGGCATCGCCAATGCCTTTGCCACCATGTGGGGCGGTGGTGTCACTGCCGCAGGAAATCAGGCCGTCACTTCCGGCACGAGCAGCATCAACAACGAGCTGTTCCAGAAAATGCGCCTGGGCGGCGGGTACTCCTCCGGCGGATACACCGGAAATGGTGGCGTGAACGAGCCTGCGGGCGTCGTGCACAAGGGCGAAGTGGTCTGGTCCCAGGCCGACGTTGCCCGCGCCGGCGGCGTTGGCATCGTTGAGGCCATGCGGCAGGGCCTGCGCGGCTACGCAGTCGGCGGCCCTGTCGGCGGAGGTTCACCCTCTGGTTTCTCCGGCGGATCCATCAACGTTCGTGTGTTGAACGCGCCGGAAGGCACCACTGCATCGGCCAGCCGCAACACGCAGGGCGGCTTCGACATCGAAGTGCTGCTGGGAGAAATCGACGCTCACCTCGGCGGCCGTATTGCTGCAGGATCCGGCGCGGCCTACATGGGCATCAAAAATCGGTTTGGATTGGGAGACAACGTCTGATGACCTCCATGCCCAGCATTGCCCGGGTGGTTTTCGACGGGCAGAAGCGGTCGTTCGATCCTGACGTCGAGCGCGATGAAATGGAGCGGGGCGTCGCGAAGCAGCGGATTAGGAATTCCCAGGTGATGATGAAGCAGACACTGACGCTCTACTTCAGCAGCATCGAAGATGCCACGACCTTCGATGACTGGTACTTCGATGTGATTGGCCGTGTCGGCTGGTTCACCATGGTCCACCCGTTCACTGGCAAGTTGATCACCGCCCGTTTTGAGAACGGTGCAATCGGGGTGCTTGTGCCCGATGAGAAGTTGGAAGGTGACTATCGATTGGATGCGGTCTTGGAGTACCTGCGATGACCTTCACTGAACGCCGCCAGCGCGTGACCGACACCACCGGCACACTGGTGCTGCTGGAAGTCTCTGCTCCTTCATTTGCCGAGGTGCTTCGAATCGTCAACGACACCCAGGACTGGGTAAGCAACGGGGTGGTCTACACCGGCGTGCAGTTCGGATTCAAACTGCCGGACGATGTGAATGGCCAGGCGCCGCGGGCGCAGCTCGTGCTCAGCAACGTGGGCCGGGCAATCACGGAAGACTTGGAGCGGCTCGCTCCGGGCGAGCTCGTCACTGCGAGGCTGATGATCACGGACCGCGCCGACCCCAACCTCATCGAACAGGATCACTACCTGCCTATGACAAGCGTCTCGGTGAACACCCAAACGGCCACGGCTGCATGCGGTGTTGACTATCTGACCCGCCAACAGGCCGTGCGTCTGCGATTCAACCCGCAGACGTCGCCGGGGCTGTTCTGATGCGGCTGGCTGACGTTGAGCGGTTCAGCGCGATCCCGTACGACGCCGATACATTTGATTGCGCCGACCTGGTCGCCCTGGTGCAGCGCGAGTTGTTCGGGCGCTCTGTGGTGATGCCAGGGCGGCGCCCTCGCGGCGCGCGCGGCGCTGCCGAGCTGGGTGACCTCTCCGCTCCCTATGCACGCCTTCGCGAGGGGCCGCCGCAGGACGGCGACCTCGTGCTCATGTTCGACCACGGACAACGCAACCCCGGCCATGCCGGGGTTTTCTTTTTCCTGGCCCATGAAGGCTGGGTTCTTCACAGCAACGAACAGAACGCGTGCAGCGTTCTCCATCGCGTTCGCGAGATTGATGGCTTCGGCCTGCGTATTGAAGGATTCTACGAATGGCTCTGATGAGCAACCCCGCCGCCGGCCGCCTGATCGTCACCCCCCACCCTGTGCTGGTGGACGGACAGCGCAACGTAATCGCCGATCTCCGCCCGGGCGAGTCGCTGTTCCGCTTCCTGATGCGGCATGTGGAGGATCTCGACGGGCAGCGGTGGGACGTCACCATCGGAGGCAAGGCGGTGCCGCGGCACCTGTGGCACCACGTGTTCCCAAAGCATGGCCAGCTGATCGAGCTGCGCGGCGGCGTGGGCAAGGCCGCCATCGCGATCGTGGCGATGATCGCGCTGACGTACTTCACCTTCGGCATCGGCACGGCCGCCGCTGCGGGCATGTGGGGCGCGGGCGCCGTTGCTTCGACCTACGGGGCCTTGGCCGCCACGGCGGTGTACATGGCCGGCGCGGTGCTGATCAACCAAGTGCTGGCGCCGAAGCAGCCCAAGGCCAGCCAGGCTGCGCCGACGAGCTACTCCATCAGTGCCGGGCGTAACCGCGCCCGCGCGTATGAGCCCTATGGCCTGGCCTTCGGATCCATCCGCATCGCGCCGGATCTGATCAGCCAGCCCTATACCCACTACGAGGGCGATGATCAGTACCTGTCGATGGTGCTGACCCCGGGGATCAACGTCGATAGCGTGGACGCGATCTACAACGGCGAGGCGCTGCTTTCCAGCTACGACGGCGTCCAGGTCTGGCACAACGGCTTCCCCGGCATGCCCAACCAGGAGCTGCCGCTGTACAGCAACGCCGACGTCCGCGATGGCGGCACCCTGCTGGACACGTCCAACGACCCCAAGGGGAGGCCAGGCGATTGGGTGCAGCGTTCCAGCTCGGCGGGTGCCGTGAGGCTGATGGTGGGGATCGAGTTCCAGCTGTACGACAAGACCAGCAAGGGCAAGGACAAGGAGAACCGGGAACAGATCCAGATCCAGTACCGCCCCGCCGGTACGACGGGCTGGCTGAACTTCGGCAACTACACCGTGCGCGG